GTGTTGACAATATTTGTTTATTTTGCTATAATTGTTATGGATTATGAGAAATAAAATATATTTTCAATGTGTATGAGGTATATAATCAAAGGGGATATAATGAATTTAAAATATAGAAATAATATAATAAGTATTATAAAAACAATTATAAAGTATTTAAAAAAATATGTATTACACATATTTTTTCTTATAGCCTTGTATCTTTCAATTAAGTGGTCAGAAATCCCCTTATTCAAGGTGTTAGATTATAAGATTATTAATCAAATATTATGTCACAAAAAAGCGGTAGATGCATCTATGCTAAATATTGCAACGGGCTATATAACTGGATATTTTGTATATCTATTGACTGTATTTATTCCTCAACAAAAGAGAAAGAAACCAGTAGAAAAAGAAGTGATCAGTAAATTATCTTCATTTTATAAAGATTCTGTTTATCTTTTGTTACTTATGTGTAAAAATTGTTGTACGGAAGAAGAATGGAAAGAAGTTCATAATGGGGTTAAGTCGGATATAGAATGTTTTAATGACAAATTTTATAGACAAATAAAAAAGTTGGACATAAATAGTGATGCTGATACAGCCTTTTTACATAAAGATACAAAGAATAGAATGAAATGGTATGAATATTTAGAAATGAAATGCCAGAATTTTTATGAAATATTAAATGAATTGTTTTTGCAGTATCATACATATTTAGATGACAAAATTATTAATAAGATTATTAAAGCAAAAAATTCTAACTTCATTGATTTATTTGTGGGAAATGGTAATTCATTGAAGTTTTGTATACAGTCATCAGAAGACCATGTATGGTATTATGAAAATTTGCCGATAGGAATGTTTATTTTATCAGATAAACCATACAAGCTATTTGGAGATAATCAAAATGTTCAAAATGTGCAAAATATTAACATATTGGTGGATTATATTGATAATTTAGGAGAAATACATACTCTTTTGTTAGAGTATAAAAATAAATACAAACTGGATACATTACGAGAGGATTATTCTATTAGTAAGCTAAGAGGAAATGAGGTAGGTCATTATAATACTGCTGTTTAAGAATAATATTTAAAGTTATTATTAATAGGCTAAGCATTTAATTAAAGATTCAGAAAAAGAAGATTAAAATATAAAGCGATTACTTAGGTAGTCGCTTTTTTTCGTGGAAAGGAACAAGGATATGAGTGGAGTTACAGATTTAGCGAGACATATAAAAGCAAGAGACAATCCGTCATCATATACACCGATGTTCGGCAGAATTATATCTCTGCCGAAACTTGTAATACAGCTTGGAAACAATATTTTACTTGATGACAGTGATATAAAATCGGTCTTTGATATTTATGAAACACAAGAGAGGGACAATCATACGGAATACAAATACCTCGGAAAAGAAGTAGTTTTATTGCCGTATGACAACGACAACAAGTTTGTTGTGATAGGAGTAACCGAATAATGAAAAAGACATTTGATTTTGATTTCGGTAACGGCGAATTTGTTATGAAAGACGGCAATCCCGTTATTTTATCGGGCATTAAAGCTCTTAAGCTATGGATACAAAAATGTATGCGGACACAGCTTTACAGATACTCCATATACAAAGACAAACAATACGGTGCAAATATTGAAGATTTGGTGATAGGAAAATCATATAACTTTGATTTTGCAGAATCGGAACTTCGCAGAGAAATAGAAACAGCACTTTTGCGGAATGAGGATATTTATAGTATGAGCGGTTTTTCTGCGGAGAAAGTCGGAGCGACACTTAAAATATCTTTCACATTGAACACAGCTTACGGAAAAAGTGCGGAGGTGTACACCATATGACACTTGATGAAATAATTGAATATATGCTGTCGAGCGTGCCGGAAGAATATGATATTTCGGTCGGCTCGTTTTTTTATGATCTTCTTTATCCCGTGGCAGAACAAATATATCTTTTGCAGAAAAGGATAAGCAGATTGTCAGAAAACACATTTGCCGTGACGGCAGAGGGAGAATACCTTGACCGCAAGACAGCCGAGCAGAATATAGTTCGTAAAACAGCCACTTATTCAAAAGGTACACTGCTAATCAGCGGAAACCGAGGTGAAGTGATTTTGAAAGGTGCAAAGGTTGCGGCGGATAATGTCCTGTTTGAAGTAAATGAAACAGTGAGCATTGCTGAAAACGGTTCTGTTGAAGTCGGTGCGACTTGCACTGTTTCGGGAAGTGCAGGCAATGTGAAAAAAGGAGATATAAATCGATTCCCTATAACGCTTCCCGGAATTACAGCCGTTCAGAATATAACGGATTTTACAGGCGGTTATGATGCGGAGAGTGATGCAGACTTATTGGAACGATACCTTGAAAAAGTGTCACGTCCGAATGTCAGCGGAAATAAATATCATTATATTGAATGGGCAAAAGAAGTAAGCGGAGTAGGAGATGTAAAAGTAATATCGCTTTGGAACGGAGCGGGGACAGTAAAAATAGTAATTGTAGATGCTGATAACCGTCCCGCAGACAGTGAACTTATTTCAAAAGTGAAAGAGCACATTGAGGAAAACAGACCAATCGGTGCAGAAGTTACAGTGGTCAGTGCGTC